CGGAGCTCGATTCGGGTACACTCTCTAGATTTTCCATACTTGTAAAACACTTGTAAGGGGGTTGCTCAATGAGCTTTCTTTGGAATAGAAATTTGGGTATTTTTCGAAGCCCCCCAGGGCCTTTCTAGGTATTATTTGGATGGCCCCCTCGGGCCAAAGGGTCATCAAAGATTGGCCGCCTTATAGGCAGCCCTTTGGTTAATGAATGAGAAATTAATCGTGTAAGGAAGGCGGTTTTTAACCACAAAAGCATTAAGCTCAAGTAGTATATCAACGCCAGGATTTCCTAACTCAATAACATCTCTACAAACATTATCAATGTTTATTTGTGTCTGACTATTAAGTGCATCCAAACTACCAGTGCGCGGTACGCGCACATAATATAGTTGTGAAAGAATGCTCTCTACAGCCAAAGGACAATAAACCACTCCACTCTCGTTAACAAAACGTCTTGAAAGAAATTCAACATCATCAATAACGTATGTTTTCTCTCCTTCTATATTACTCTTATCAGTATCTGTCAAAGTTATACCAAAAAGTGCTTTAAATGCAACAGCATAATCATTAGTCTTAATATCATAAGACATATTCATTACCATGTTATCATCAGAGTACAATTTGAGGTACAATTGACGCAAAATTTCGCTTACAGCGATTTCATTGTCAAACTTACCTTTAACTATGACCACTGTGGCCAAAGAAAAATATATCGAATTGTAAATTGTGTTTAACCACGTCGTAATCCAGTTTCCTGAACTATTTCCGCGACCTAAACACCTACCTTTACCATGCGCAAACCGCAATGCCATAATACATGACATATAAGCCCACATGGCCAAAGTAGCTTCCCATGAACACGTGTATGCTCGTGAGAAAATAGTCCAAAGAATAGGTGAAAATGCTAGGGTCAGCGTGTGGTCAAAACCACTCACATCACTAAACACTACATCTCTTCCTTTGAACATTCTATACCATGCTCCCCACAAATGGCCTGCTGGATTTACTCCACAGGCGGGGGAACCTACTAACATCAGAAACTTAGTCTTACTAACTAAATCTCCCACAAACATTTTGATCAAAACATTATCAACAAAATCCGTAATATTGAATATACGCGTCTTTTTACAAGACACTCTATCCAAGTCACGCAACTCATCTTTAAGTTTATCACAACATATTTGATACGTAAAATGCCCTAACTTGAATGACTCAAGTATGGCATTCATCTTTGCTTCAAATGCAGCAAAGGTTTCAGGGTCATCAGCCAATAATTTCTTCTTGTCTAATACCCACACTCTCATTCTCACTCCTTGTGACGAATTAGCGTCAAACAAAGGAAGGTCTTCATATCCGAAGAGCACTTCCCTAAGTGTCAAAGTACGACACCCTTGAATTTGTCTAAAATCAAAAGGATAAATGAACTTAATCAAATCATCCACATGATCATGAACCAATTGTTGGGCTACATGACTTATC